ATGCGACTGCAAGAGGTAATATATAATCACAAAGTCGCAATAATGCTACTGGAAAGGAGGTAAAACTTGTGATTGTAAATATAGCAAGACTTAAAGGTAAAATTGTTGAGCATGGAAATACGCAAGAAGCTGTTGCAAGCGCAATTGGTATGGACAGAAGTACTTTTTACCGCAAGCTGAAAGACGGCGGCGAGAAGTTTACAATCGGTGAAATTCACGGAATTGTAAGCGCAGTTCCTTTAAGCAGGGACGAAGCAATAGACATTTTTTTTACACAGCAGTCGCAATAATGCTACTGAAAAGGAGAATAAATGGACGCATTACAATTTAATAAAGCCGTCAGTCAACACTGCAAAGAATCTGGTGGAGACTGTTGCAAATGTGACCTTCGGCTTTACTGTTATCTATCGCCAAGTGAGCGACCGGATGAGTTAGTGAGTCTGGTTATTGATTTTTTGCATAACCACATTGAAAACCATGGTCATTATACCCATCACAGTGCGGCTTCATTTCCGTGTATTGATGATATGGACATGAGCACCGCAGTAGGCGGCGACCGTTATCAGAAACCTCATACTCTTCATAAACAGTCACATGCTTATGAATCTTGTGGCAATGATACATCCGTGTAATTGTTTCAACCATATAATTCCCCTTTCGTTATACTCAGCATGTCGGTGCCTGTAAATGCATTATAGGTAGAGGGGAAAGGAAATACAATAGGTTGATGGGAAGACGAAAGATTTTTCTAAAAAAAATAAGAAAGGAGTATGAAATGAGCGAGGTTGATACTTACATCAAAGAAAATGCAGAAGTCCATCAGTTCGCTGCAGAGGTTGCGAGAATCATATCAGGCATTCCACAAATGCCAGAGTTCTCGTCAGAGAATATGACTGTAGCCGACGCGAGTCAACTGATCGGACTTCCTGTAACAGCAATCCGGGCAGGGATTGTGTACGGATGGTTGCCAATTGGAGTGGCTGTGCAGAATAACAAGCCAGCAAAAAGCCTTTCCGGTGGACGAATTACATACATCATAAGCCCTAGGAAAGTTTATGAAGTAACTGGTCATGTCTGGAAAGGCAAAGCTGCTCTTAATAAGTAGGTGCCCCGGAGGGAGCTGGAACCTCCACCCCGGAGCTTGCATCTACTAAATCGCGCTTAGTAGATACAGGTTAATTATAAGCCTCTATCTGCTAATTGTAAAGACAAATAAGAAAAAATAAGGAGAAATTAGCACGATATGAGTGAAATTAAAAGCGAAAGCCAGCCAACATGGGCTGACATCGAAGTAGCACTTGCGACTGAAATTGTCGAAGAAAGTAAGAAAAAGTCAAGAAAGTGGTTTACCGCATGGATTGTAACAGCCGCCGCACTGGTAGCGAGCAACCTTGCGTGGATTGCAGGAGAAATGAAATAAAATGAAAGAGTATATGCTAATTGCTGTTTGTATGCTTGCCGGGAAATATGTAGATATACCTATCTGGCTGAACATCTTTTTCGGTATCTCGGCAGCATGGGCGGTGCGCCAGATGAAAGCAGACTGGTAAGAAATAAGGAGGATAAGAAGATGTTTGAGAAAGAGATTGATGAAATTTACGAACTCTGTAAAAGAGTTGTGAACGAAGTTCCGGCAGCAAATGTCGAATTCAGTTATTCGATTTATGGCATGAGAGTATGTGGGCTTAAAAGAAAAGAAGATGTTTGCCTTCCAAAAGACGTGTTTAAGTGGGATTTGTACCAAAACGTATCTTTTAACCCATTTTATGAGAAAGAAAGTCGTGAAAGCCTCAGAATAATCAAAGCTTTCTTGTTGGAACTTCTGATAGATGGGAAGTGTCCAAATGAGTAAACAGATAGCGATTATGAAACTTCTTCCCAGTCTGGAGATAGCAGGATGTATCAACGAGCTGCTC